ATCTGAGTAGAGATTGAAGGGTCCTGTATCAGCTCCAGCTGTAGTTAAAGTTACGTAAACCGTCATAACTTATTGATTCTTAAAGGATTGTGGTTGTAGTAGTAGTTGTGGGGCAGCACTCATTTAGGTTTGTAGCAGATCCAGCTGTTCCAAGAGTTCTTACTACAGGGTATGCTAGATTAACACACTGATATTCAGGAGTGAGAGATGGAACAATTGATGTATAAAGTGTTTCTCCACAAGGAACATAATCAAACGCTACTAGCTCTGAATCTGAACCAATAAACTCAAATGTAGTACAAGGACAAATAGTTGTTGTCGTAGTGGTTGTGCTACTTGTTGATGTAGTGGTTGTTGTAGAAGTGCTACTTGTAGATGTACTGGTGGTTGTAGTGGTTAAGCTACAAATTGCCTCCTCTAGCTTCTGGATAACAGTGGTGAGATCGTCACATGTATTAATTCCTGTACAAGAAAGATTGGGACCTACATATGTAATGAGCCCAGAAACCTTGAGCTTTTGATCGCAAGGATCTGCTCCACAGTTGGTTCCTGAGGGTACAATACTGCCTCCTGTATAACAAGGACTGGTTGGTAAACAAGACATTTGAGTTAGTTTTACGGGATGTACATAATGTAGTAGCAAGCCAAAACAGGGGGGATATTATTGTGAGAATCACCCCCTCCAGTAGAACCATTAGTTACACTTACAGTGATGCCAGTGGTTGATGTATCTGTAATAGGATTAGATCCTTCTGGAACATTACCACCAACAGCCACCTTACCACTACCAGCATCATTATCAGACTGATTAGAAATAGTGTGGAAGTGACCAGGATCTGTTAATGTAACAGTAGCTGAGTGAGTGTGTGCAGGAAGTTCAGATGGAGAAAGAACTACATTATTCTCACCAATTGCTAGGCTAAGAGTGTAGTTTGGATTTCCAGCTATACCAGGATCAACTGCTGCATTATATGCACCACCACCAGGAACAGCTGTAACACTTACACCAATTCTACCACGCTTATCAGGAGTGCCATTTGCACCATTACACAGATAGATATTATCCCATCCAAGACCAGCAATACCTACACCACCAGCATCAAAATTGGTGAGAGGTCCATAATATTCCACTACAGTGTAGGGAACCATCTTCTGATATTGCTGTGTAACAGGAGCTAGACTAGAAAGATAGGCTGCAATCAAAGAATTGAGATCAGCCAGCTTTACATAGTTTGTATCTACATCAAGAGCAAGAGCAGCTAGGTCAATTTCCAGCTGACAGAGCTTGTCAATTACAGCCTGAACAATATCGTGTGTATTTGAAGAGTTTGTCACTCCAGAGAGACAAGCAGCATCATAATCAGCATTCAATGTAGCAATATCTGCAACAACAGCATCCACTTGCACCTGAAGATCGCAAGCAGCTTTGATAAGTGCAATTACAATGTCCTGAAGAGAAATGCCCGTACAGCTTACACAAGGAAGCAAATATTGATTAACCAGAGGACAAACAATAGCTGGGTTGATTGGAATAGTGATTCCAGAACCATCTAATGTACCAACAAGAAATGTAGTGATTTGTTGTTCTACGTGCGCGAGCGTATCACCAGTTTCAATACCAAGTTCAGGAATATTAACTCCTGTATATCTAACGCACTGATCTGAGACAATCTCAGCACATCCATTATAACAATTATTGCAGTTGCTCATTATTTGAATTTTAAAATTTTTACTCTGCTAGCGATTTGCTCAACGGTGTAATTGCTAGCATAATCAGGATTACACCTTTTAAACGTAAGAATTCTTCTATAGTTTAAGAGATCAATAATTGCTGTAGCAGGAACAGGTTGGTTTAGCATGTACACAACATTGTTGTACAGGTTTGCACCAAGTTCATTCAGCCTATGATCTATATCGTGCAGTAGAGCAGGGATTGTTGAACAATCAGTGTCTACTAATCTTGGATATAACATTTTTGAAAGATTGTTTTGCTTGTGCTGCAGCAGCGTGGCATGCTGCACACAATCCATTAATTAGTTGACATCCGCATCCAAACTTAGCTCCACATTTTCTGCAGCTTGCCATATTAGTAAAAGTTTATAACATAATTGTTACCAGAACAACCACAGTTGTTTCTTACAAAATTATTCAACATTATACTAGCTTGATTATACAGCTTATTTGCTGTATCAATAGCACAATTGTTAGCAGCTGCAATTGCTCCATTAATAAAGAAGTAGATGGTGTTTAAATCCACCTTTGATTGGGTTTTGATAGCTTTATCACATTCCATCATATCAAGTCTCATAAATGCCTCGTCAAATCTCTCCTGAAGTTGATCAACACGTAGAAATGTTTTTTCTACATAATTTGTAATAGCAGGATCGATAGAATATTTTAATGTGTAAATTCCATCTGGAAGAGGCACAAGATCAGCACCACTTGCTGTAATTCCTAGAGACTCAGAATTAAACAAATTGTAAGTGTTCGGAGTGAAAGAAAGCACAACAGTTCCAAAAGAAGGAACAGTGATTTCAATTGTAGGATTTACAGGAGGAGTGACATATGTGGATGCATCAGCAACGCCCAACAACATATTATTATATGTAGGAAGTACGAGTATATTTAAACTTAACGTGGGCATGACTATTAAATAAATAAGCCAGAGGATTGAGTTTTAATCCTCTCACCTCTGGCTTAGGTTATATGATATTGTTTACAACTCCCCTATTACGGGATCAAGGTAGAAGTGGTAGTTGTAGTTGGCCATACAGTGGTGGTAGTAGATGTAGTTGTGATACATGTGTTGTCACCAGTGATAGTACCCAAAGCAGCAGTAAGAATGCTGTTGATGCTAGTAGCAGCAGCAGAACCAGTCTCAGCAGCGATGATTACCATGTTATCTTCCATGATGTAATCTCCCCACTGATAAGCAGTCTTGTCATACTCGTTGAACTTGATGTACCAAGTATCATAGATAGTACCATCAGATACCCAGCTCTCAAAGTTCTCGTTGTAACCCACCATTCTGTAGAGATGCTTCAGGTAACCAGCTTGGTAGCTGTAGAAGTTCTTCTCCAGCTGTGCAATCTCACCAGAAGTACCATTCGGATAAGAAGAACGCTGTACAATAACAGGGGTAGCGATTACATTACAAGCATCAGCAACAATGAAGTCAGCAGTTGTAGCAGGACCCAGGATAACGAAGGTGCGGAACCACATTCTGTCATACTCCCAAGGGAAGGCTGCAACATCACACGGTTGTCCGTATTTAGTCAGAGGCTTACCAGTAATACGCAGAATTGCAGAAGCATTGTTACCCAGACGCTGGAACTGGTAGAAATCACTGAAGGTGATGTTATCAGGGTTGATGCCAGGACCTTGCTCTTCAAAAGCTAGAATGATGCTGTCAATCAAAGCAGGAACATCAACATTATCACAAGGATCAGCACCACAATCGCAACAAGGAGCCTGTACAGTTACACTACGAGTGAAACCATTAAAGTACAGAGTGTCCAGGTAGCTAGAGTGAGCACGCAAAGTAACAGTAACAACGTCACCACACTTTACATTCCAGCTTGTAATGTCTGTAATCTGAGTAGTGGGGTATGCACAACCCTCCACCTTGTAAAACTCAGTTACATTCGAGCTACAACCAGAACCAGAGGGGCAACCCTTGATCTTGTCAGAACGCTTAGAACCTTGCAGATAAGTGTTTGTTCTACCTTGAGCTACATAGAAGTAGGGGGCAGCAGCAATGTTTAGAGCAGTGGCAACAGTGTAGTCATTCTTGAAGAAGCCCACTTTACCAGCTGTGAGGTCTTGAGTAGAACCGCTATTGGCAATAGTGCTACCAACAGGAACCACGAAGACCGTAGTTAAAGAAAAATCAGCCATTGTTTTTTATTTAAAGGTTAAAAATAACTTATTCGTTAGTTTGAATTCTGTACACTGAATTCTGTACAGCAGATTGATTCTCAGTGTACATTGCTAGGTTTTGAACTGTCAAATCCAGAAGTTCATCTTCCAGATATGTCTCAAGTTCACAATCCTGATCTATGGAAGGTTGACCGTCAAACTTAATATATCCTGTCTTATCGATATACTGAGGATATCTCATGTACATGATGCATATTTCTTTGGGAGTAAATGTCCCATCTGTAAATATGCTTATTTCGTCAGAGGAAAGAAAGTTGAAAGTTTCTTGATATTCAAAAGAGGGTCTATAGTGAGTGTTGTTCAAAATGTGAGACAAGTCTCCATGTTTTGCCAAATCTCTATTAATCCAAATCTTCCTATCCTTACATCTACCCTTATCAGCCAATACATAACTATCAATATAGAACATGTATTTTGGGACAAGAGCATGCAGAGAAGCTTTCCACTGATTTAGTTCTGCGTTCATGAGCGAGAGCGTAAGAGGTTGGTTGTTATAACTAACCACCAAACTCTGAAGGTCTTCATAACGCTTTTTAAAAGCGTCCAAACCAAGACCACTCACAACACTAAATCCATCTACCTTCTGTTTGATCAGCTTAATCTGAGCCTCATTGAGAGCTAAGATCTTATCTTCCAATTGGATCTGTTGATGATCATTAGTAGATAGTTTATTTAGTCGCTGGTCGATCTTGTATAATAAACTATCTACAGGTATCATACAGAAGCCAATTTTTTAGATTTTAACTTTTGTTCAAGGGTAATCAAATCTTCCTGATTATCATCATCAGCAAGATGTTTAACTAGATCATCCTCATCTTTAGCCACTTCAAATTCACCTTCGTAAATCTTACCGTTAGCTTTCAATCTGTAGATTGAATGTGTAATGGCTTGTTTTACAAGGTCTTTAATATGGAGTAAGTTTTCCTTCATATCTGCAAATCGAGTGAACACCTCTACAGGGTTCAAACCTTGATATTTGCCATTCTTGAATTCTGTTTGTTTTAGGACATTATCTACGAGGTTGTATACAGCTTCTTCCTTGGTATCTTCTGTAACAGGCAAACCAAGCAAGCGAGCCACCTTTCTCTTCTTCTCAGGAGTCATAGAGTCAAACTTGACAATAGCCTTGTTGATGAGTTGCTTCTTCTTGAACAGAACAGCATTTTCAATCTCATCATCAGCTACATAGAACTGAGTGTCAGCAGGAAATTCACCACGCTCCCAAGCTTGATAAGAGCTTGCAATTGTGGGGTGAACACGCAACCAGGAGAATGCAAGTTCCTGGAGAGGTGTGCTGAGGTCAAAGAAATTGTCACCATCTATCAGCTTTACAGGCTGTACATGGAGAGAATCATCTGAAGAGGTGGACAAACCATAGTTCCAGAACTTAGAGCGAGGTCCAAGATCAATTCCTCCAAGAGCAATCTCAATCTTTTCTTTGAGATTTTTTACACGCTCAACCTCCATTTCTCTTTCCAGAGGATCAGAGATTCTGCGGATGTAGTTAGCTTCAGGATCGAGTCCTGTTCTATATCTACCATCTAGCTCTTTGTAAGGATACTTAAACACTCCTGTTCCAGGAATTCTAGTTAGTCCTTTAATTGCAAGACCACCTTGCATTGTCTGCAATTGAGAGTTGTTATACTCTTTCTTAATTGTAGAGATTTTTCCAATCTTACCCATGATGTAGTTAAATTTAATTTGGTTTTAAATTGGCAGAGTGATTCCCATCGAAGGGATAGCGATTAGGAATCCCCTAACCCAATCACTCTGTAGTTTGAGAGAAGCTCCCCCACTTGGAGGTGGGGGGCATTCTTCTCTCGGTATTTGGCGCAGCTTAGCTGCAGCAGTATTAGAACTGTGGGATTTCTTCAATCAAGACTGTGCGAGACAGATCCTCAATGAATACATCACAACGGTCTTTCATCCAGATCTCGTAACCAGGGAATTTGTTGGCAGAGCTCATACCCTGAGACTTAGCAAAGCCCAAGTGGTGGCGAGTTCCATCGATATATCCCCAAGTCATAGAAGGTGCACCCTTCATACGAACTTCACGGATGTTGTTAACCAAAGAACCATCAGACATAGGAGATACGTCAAACACCATGAATACAGGGGTAGACTTCTTGTTCTGTCCAAATTCCAGGTTAGTTTGAGGCAGGTCAAGTTCCTTCAGGTGAATCAGTTCAACACGACCAGTCTCACGAGTAACCATTGCATCGAATGCAAAGTTGTAAGTGATGTGTTGTCCTTCGCCCTGCAGGTAACGGTTTCCGCTATCAGCCATGAAGGTAAGACCACTGTTCAAAGCGTCTGTCTTCAAAGCTTGTTGGAACACGTCAAAACCAGCTTCATTAGTATACATTTTAACTCTTCTATCTTTAACATCCACACGTCTGTAGAACAGGTCTCCAAACACGGAACGGATCAAGTTAGCAGAGAATTCACCACGGTTGTATTGAACCAGGTTACCATTGTTACGCATTCTGTGATAAACACCAGCAGAAGTACGCTTCAGTTCTTGCTTGCTACCGTTAGTCTTAACAGTACCAGGACGAGACCAAATCATACGCTTAACTTTCAACTCAAGCATAGACTTACGCATCCAGAACTCGATAAATGGTTCCCATTTAACATCGTTACGAGTGAGAGGCAGTTGATTTCTACGCTGAGGAGCATAAACCAGGATATCCAAAGGACGACCTGAAGAATCTCTCATCATCTTGTCATCAGCCCATTCAGTGATCTTGTGCTCAAAACCATATGCAGAACCCAGAGATTCAAACATAGTGATTTGCTCACCCAAACGAGGAAGACCCAACAGATCTTGATCGAATTCACCGATAGCAGCATCAACGAGCTCAAGCTCAATACCATACTGCAAGAAGGTGGGGTTTACGAAATCCACAGTGGGATTGTCAGTCACAAGAGTGAAGGTGTACAAGAAGCCCATGTTCCAAGGAACTGGATCTTTTACAACGTAGAAGCGAGGACCATACTGACGAGTACCAACAGAAATGATTGCATTCTTGGAGAACTCATTAGTGTCCAAAACAAGAGTGAACTCTTGACCATCGATACCTGTTTTACCAGCCTCAATCAAATCTTGAGTTGATGTAGGGATGTCGATGATTTTAGGGAATTTGTAAGGTACAGCTACTTGCCATTTCCAAGCATCACTATTATTATCGATGTAATAAGGTGTGCTCTTGTTGATCATGTCAAGGAAGTCATTGCTGTACAAAGAGCTCTGCGTATACAAGGAGATAATCTTCTTGTCATAATCTGCAGGCTCAGTGGAGTGGAAAGACTCCAAGTGGTTTGCATCGGTCAGTTTACCAACAGCACGCTTGTCCATAGACGCAACACGAGCGTAAGTAAAACCAGTAAGACCTGGGATTGTTTGAATTGCCATTTTGTTATTCTTTTAATTTTTGTTATGAATTATTTATAAAAACCATGAATTAGATTTGTTTGAACCACTTGGTGATTTTGTTCCTTCT